CAGTATTGATACTCTCGACAAAATCACCAACATTAAAAATGTTACGATTTACATAGTTCTCACGGAGGTTCTTCCAATCAAACTTAGGAGCGATCTCCCACAGTTCAACTTCCTCCTCTACATCCATGATATTCATATTCAAACGAACAGAATTGTATAGATCTTTCTTGGCCTTGTCGCTCAGTTCTTGGGAGAGTCCTTTGACAAACGTGTCGTAATCTCCTTCTGCAGCTGCTTTTCGTAACTTAGAGGCAGACATACCCTCGACACCTTCGGCATCAGGGTTTCGCTCACCGGCAGAAACAACGTTAATCGTATCAAAACTGTAGAGCTGACCGTTGTAGTCGTTCGCGAGCCTCTCAAATTCTTTGAGTCTGTCAGAACCCACAACGATATTGATCGAACGGTATCCTGCATTATGTGCTGCTTGCAATACATCAAAGATGGTCTTCATCTTGGCATCGAACACAATATTATTAGCGTGCTCGGGGTAAGATGCTTTCATCCAGTCAACTTTCTCTTCGCAACCCAGAGGATTCTTCTTAGGATCGCAACTGTGAGAGGGATAGATTCTGTACTCATCAGTACCAGCAACCTTTTTGACAGCATCAACCAACTTGCCGTGACCAGCAGTGGGTGGGTTGAAGCGACCAAAACCAATGGTGATACCACCACGAGTTTTTTCTACCTCAGGTGCAGTTGCAGTCTCTGCTTCTGCTGCCTGCTCCAATACATTTGTCATGCGAGCCACAGACTTGTCAGTTGTGAGGAATTCGCTGAACTTTTTCATTTCCAGGATTTGGCGGTGGTGAAGTTGAGGTGACTGAAGGTGTTGCGATCGACTAGTTTGAAGACCTTGGAACCTTGGGACAGGACGAAACCTTCGTGAGGAGTAGGTTTACCCATTATACGACACTCAACAAACGAATCTGTATCATTGACACAATTCAACAGACGCATCTTGATTGAAGAGACGACCAGATATAGACGGAACAGTGTGACATTGACCTCACCCTTATATTTAGAAGGCAATGAATCATACATTACGCGAGCAGAAGGGAACTCTCCTTGCTCTCGGATGAATTTGTTACAGTGTTGCTTGATTGCTGCAACTGATTTTGCTGAGGGGAACTTGGCGAATCGTGCGATCCCTTTGGCAAGAAGTGAAAGATACTGATAGCCAGGGTAAGTAATGCTAACTTCAGGACTACCGATAATGCAAGACTGATCTTCAGGAAACGGATTAGAAAAAACGCTGCTAGGACTTGAAAAATTACCTTCATAATGAGTGTGTGCAACTACGTTGATAGGATCAGTAAGAGTCTTCTTGAAGACATACTCAATCAGTTGAGGTTTGAAGACGCTGCCAGAACCAAACCCAATGAAGTCACCCTGAACATAACCAGAGTGGGGTGCAGGCAGACACTCAAGTGCAGTATGCAGGATGCAAGCGACAGGGCCGTCACCATGATTACGCTCAATGTCAGCATGAGTGTAATTGATCTTGACCTTGACCTTATTGAAGACTGACTTGGTACCCACGAAGAACTCACCCGTCTTAGGACAGGTACCCCACACCAGTGCAGGAGAACCATCCCACTTGATCGCAACCTTGTGATCACGAGCGGTCAGGAAATCTATAACCGACAGATCGCCAGACAGGATGGCGTCTTCAGGGTGTTCTAGGTGGGTGTTTTTCATGCTCTTATTATAGCAGAAATTCACCGTGCAGGCACAGGGAGGTGGACAGTTTGCGAACTGGTTACCCAATAACAGTCTCCGTTTTAATTTTTGCTGCCTTATTCTCTGCTTGTGAAATGGGAGTAGCCCATGGTTCAATTGACATCTTCAAAGCAGATGCAAAAGGAGCACTTTCAAATTTAAATCTAACTCTAATAATCCTTTTAGTTCCTTTTTTTACGCCAAATGAATATCCAGTGTCTCCCCCAGCACTCTCATAAGAAAATTTTGCAGTATCATCCATTAACGCTTTAAACTTTTCATTCTCCTGTCCTGTGGGATTTTCCACTCTCGCAGTATTAGTTTGGTTATAGTTACCATAACCAGTAACTTTGACATACTTAGGAAGTCTATCAGTATCAAGAAGATCCTGAAGGATATAAAGCATTACTTCACCATCATCTTTACTTTTAAATCCATCAAGAAGAGCATCTCTACATTGAGAAAGATACTTATCCTTAATAGATTCAAGAGTTTGGTATGCTTCATCTTTTTTGGTAATTGCTTTTACAGCTGGTTTATCAAGCAACTTTTTCTTTTTTAGAGTCCCCAATTGATTGTGGACTTCATCAGCACCCTGCTCAATAATATCAGAGAAAAACGATTCACTCTTACCAATAAACTTCGCAATCTTTTTAACCCCAGGATTCTTGACTGGAGCATCACCACTTGTCTTTTTCAAAGCCTTCATGGAAATACCTAAGTAATTTCCAGAAATACTTTTTGTAAAATTTGATCTAGGGAATTTGACAAGAACGTCTGCTGGATTATCTTTACTTACTGCTTCCCAACGATCATCAATATCAGTGAAACTAAATCCAGACCTAGCGGTCCAATAAACTTCCGTTGGGTTTCCACCATACCCATGATTATGGGCATAATCTAAAACCGCTTTGGCCATTGCTTTTGCTTGACCAATGGCTCTTTGACGCTCTTGTTGTCCTTTGGTTGTCTTATTTAATTCATCTACTCTTTTATCATACTGAGTCTGTGCAGCAATACCTAGCTTACCTTTCCAACTTTGACCATTAAGAATATAAGCAAGATAAAGTTCATTAACATCTGAAAAAAGAGTATTGGCAGACATAATATTTCTAGTCTTTCAGACTATTTAGATAGTCCTTCTCATTATCATAGGCTTTTTTCTCTCCAGACCACAGTTGATACCCTTCAACCACATCAGGTATCAACCATTGATCCACCCTATAGCAATACTTCCAGTTGACGGGTTGAATACAACCTACCACAACAACCTGAAAGAATGCTACAAGGTGATTAATTAGGGTTACCATGTGGCCAAGGGTTACTAAAATCCATCGGTGGTTGTGGTTTAAACTCTGTTGGGAGTTTGACACCATTGGGATTATCAATTTGTTCTTGAGTGGGAACGATAATCCTGATAGGAGTTCCTTCCCGCTCAAACTCCTGATTCATTTTGATGTATGTTTCAGGAGTAATTTTCTCACTCATCGATCATTAGCTGCTCGGTTCTCAGAGAAATAAGCATCGAAGGTTCCTGCAGGATATCGCTTGCTCAGTTTCTTGATGTTGATGTCCAGCACCTCATTCATGTCAATGTTCAGTGCCATACATGCCTGAGCAACATACCACATGACATCACCCAGTTCGATAATCATATGCTCACGATTATCTTCATTGTATTCCTTACCTTGGAACACAATCTTCTTCACGATTTCCAGGAATTCACCACCTTCAGCGTTGAGTCCAACACCAGCAGTCAGCAAACGATGAATCTCACAGTTGTTTGCTTCCAGTTCATCAAGGCGTGCTAGGAAAGTTTCACTAGACTTAGAGGGTTGACTCGTGACTTGATCTACGAATTCACAGTAGTTGTCAAAGTTTTGCATTTTATTCCTTAATGTAATTGTTTTCGATTAACCAAGCTTTGGTCATTGGTGTGGGTGGATACTCCTCCCACATATTACCACGAACACAGGCATCTAGTGCATCCTGTGTCATATTTGCTGTATGTCCAGCCCAGTATGCTTCTGCTTCCCAAGGGACAGCATGGTTTGCATATGTCCTTTCTACCAGATTTCTCCACATTTTTGGCACATCTTCTTCTGGATGAATGATTGCCATCAAAGTATTCTTATTTGTGCCTGCCATACAATCTTGTGCAGCGTGCCAACCTTCATGACGCATCACAGACATCAGAGTGTGTGGCTTATGCATGTAAGTTTCATTCAAATAAAAATGATTGCTCACTGTGTGATAAACACCACGATGCATTCGAGGGAAATACTTCTTATGTGCGATGTGAACCTTGGTTCCCATCTTATTCAAGGTGGTTACTAGGCGATTAAATTCTTTTTCAACCGCAGCACTATAGGGATAATCACCACCATAATACTCGATAACATCATCCATTGTCTTGACTTCTACTACTCCGTCATTGCATTCACGAAGAAGCATACAACCCATGGCATCCATGGTGTACCAACCCTTGACTTTACTTTCATCTGCTCTCACTGGAGCAATGGCAGATCCAAAGATCAGGCCTGCCAAGATAACATTAAACAGTTTCATTAAATTATTGCGAGGTATTTAAGAGAACATTACCAGATATTGAAATCCTATCCTCTTCGCAGTTAAAGAATGGATAAACTGCGTGTGACATTGTTGATGGAAAGAACAACATTGTTCCTTCGTATGTAGAATCTAACCTATAACCCCATTCTTCTGTTCCACCTTGAGTATTCAAATAATAAAAAACAAAAGATGAAATCTTTGGATCGTTAGAATTTGCAGCCATTGGTAGTTTGTTTTGCTCTTCCCAATCAGTGGGAATCTTCATCCAGATGACAAAACTATAGACTCCTGTGTGACCATGTGATGGGTTAAACTCACCTTGTTTTTGATAGTTAACCCACATTGATGGAAGCATGTAACCATGCCTTCCCGAAGAAGGCACTCTTTTACCCAATCCACCGAACTCATCTTCATACAAATAGATTAGTTCGCTAAGAGTATTATCCCAAAACCAACCATCTTTGTCAAGTACAAGCTTAGATTCGTGAATATTTCCGACTAGTTTGTGCTTGACTGATAATTCTGCATCATTTACACAAGTCCAAAGGTGCTTCATCTCTTCAGCACTCAACTTTTTTTCAAGCCATCCAAAGTTTGGAGGTCTGATTGCTTTGATGTTCATGAGAAATTAAGACTAGCGAACTTAGATTTCGTATCGGTCAGTGTAGATGTAATTTCATCACCCGAATCTATAAGTTCACCACCCTCAGACTGATCACAATCATACAGACGCATCTTCGCTCTGTCAACTCCCACTGTAAATCTCTTATAAACGTTCAAATCATTGTACCTATTCTTCAATTGCTTCACCATGATTTGTCCAAGGGATTCCAACTCTTCAGTAGAAATAAGGGCGAACATAAGATCAGCAGTAGCAGGGAGACCAAAGGACTCAGAAGTGTCAGTGATGTCAACATCGCTGCTAGAATAACCAGAACGAGTGGTCTGCGTGGCAGAAACGATAGGGACGTTTGCTTCGACAGCCAACCCTCTAAGCTCCTCAGCAATTGCTTTAATATAGCTATATGAATTGACATTACCCATCTTGCTATACCTGCTGGAAGCACATATATTAAGGTAATCAATGAAAATAATACTAGGTCGAAATGATTTCTTAAGAGCGAGTTCATTAAGGAGAGCACGGAAGTGACCGACATGCGCTGATGCTGTGGGATACTCTTTAATAATTAGGTGACCACGAGTTTTCTGTGTCAGTTTGTCAATCTTTTTCTCAAAGATTTGTTGTGGAATCTCAACAATGTCTTGAATGTTTACGTCCAGGAGGTTTGCGTCAATACGTTCAGCAATTTTCTCCTCTGCCATCTCCATTGTAATGTAAAGCACATCATATCCGTCCACGAGACAGGCGCTAGCCATATGGCACATGAACAAAGACTTACCGACACCTGTCCCAGCAAGAGCGACATTAAGAGTCTTGTTAGGAAGACCACCTTTTGTAATTTTATTGAAATAACCAAGGTCAAACGGGATGCGATCTTCCTTACGGTGGTAAGATTCAAATCGTTCCGCATAATCTTCTAAGTAATCGTGTCCAATGTGGTTGTCAAATGATACAGCAAGAGCCTCTGTCAAGATAGAAGGGATTGCACCACGATCTCTCTTACTATCTTTGCCTTCTGTGATGTAAATGGAGTCCATAAGTGCCAAATAGATGGCACGATCACGACACCAGGTCTCTGTTACATCAAGCAACCACTGAAGTTGCTGATCTTCTTCATCAGATCTAAGTCTATCGACCAGTTGAGAAATCTCTATGTAATCCTTTTCAGTCAGGTCTGTGCGATTCTGCAACTCAATCGATAAGGCCTCATAGGTTATCCTAGAGTCATACTTATTGATAAATTCTCTACACTCTTGGAAGACTGCCTTCTGATTTCCGTCCTCAAAATACTCCTCCTTAAGGAATGGCAGCACTTTTCGAGTGTAATCTTCATTGATTACAAGATTCTTGAGGATAGAATGCTCAATACTGTTCATACATACGTCACGATCATAACAAGTCTCCTACCTTTGGTTGGTAGATAGTGGTGATGTTCACCCTCAAACAGTATTATAGCATCTTCTACGGGATCAAACGAGTCAAGTCCAACAACTGTTGCACCATCACTCTCATTCAAGTAAATCAGCATATTTTTATGCGGAAATGGGTGATCTACATGAGTTGGTGTGTGCTTTAGCGTATTAGGTCCGTACTGAGGCAGTGTCATATTGACATTGACACGCAAAATACAGTTGATTTCAATATCATTTACTGCCAGAATCTGACCAATCAGGTAGTTTACATTCGGCAAAAGCTCACATGTCTGGGTAGGATACAGATATGTTTCCTCTTTTGAGTCCATTGGACGTTTCAAAAAGCAATGTCCAAAGAAAGGATAGTCATCCTCATGAGGAACACCAGGAGATGTAGATCCGATCCAATTCCAAGTAAAACGATTGGACATGACGTGCTCCTTGAAAGCACGATACTCCCCACTCTTCGGATTTATTAACTGTTTGATCATTTATAGTGCAGGTATGTTGTCAAAATGTACTTGTCGGAACTCGCTACAGGCATGGCCTTGTGAGGAAAGCACCAAAATGGGGGAAAAACGACCAGTTTTCCCTTCTCTGGTTCGATTTTCTTGTGCAAAAACTCTGTCTCACCACCCTCAGTGACATCATTAAGATACCAGAACATGGCAAGATACCTCCTAGCTGAGGCATAGTCACCAACATCTACATGAGTCTTGAACTGATCCGTGCTACCCTTGCGGTACTTCTTGATTCGGAACTGTTCCCACTGATGCTGCTCTGGAAACACCTCTTCGCACATGGATTGATAGTATTTGTCGCGATATTTCATCGCATTCTTGATCAAATGCTGATGCAAACCATCATCTAACTGGCGATTCTCAGTAAAATTCCACTGCTGGAACTGAGGTCTACCAGAATTATCCACCATCTCTGGTTCCTGTTGCTCAAATAGTGTGACTAATTGATCGCAAATACCAGGTTCCAGAGCGTCATCATAGGTGTGGATGAACTTATGTAGATGATCCGTAAGAATACTGTTGTTTCGCAATTTCATCAAGTTGCTCCATAATATCATCAGTGAAATACTTTTCAGGATCAGCTAAGATTGCCTTAGCATAGACCTTCTTACCGTCCATTTCATAACGGCCGGCAACATTCTTCCACAAACCACCCAGTTCTCCCAGTTCTAGGAGACCATAGTAGCGATCAAGACCTCTCTCATCATAGTAGAGGCGAACAGTTACTTCTTTATTCTCTTTACTCAGACGCGACTTAGCAGTCTTAACTTTGATAAGATTGCCGACCACTTCTGTTCCATCTTTTTCTTTTTTCTTGCTGAGATAGATGATCGTAGACGCTGCATATTTGAGGCCAGAACCTCCTCCCATTTCTTTAGTTGGTACATAAGCTCCGATTACATCGTAGGTGTGGTTGGTTACAAGCATTGGGATGTTTGCCTGACCCAGTTTAAGGGTAAGCATACGGAACGCACCTTTGACCAATTGAGATTTGGTCATGTCTCGAACTTGTTTGTCGTTGAGAGCGTCGGTAATTTCTTTCTCAGTCGAAAGCATCCCCAGAGAGTCTAACACAAACATCAATGGTTTGCGATCTTCTGCTGGAGTTTGCAGACATTTGTCTACGATCTTGAGAGCCTGAGTCCTGAATTGCTCAATAGTCAAAACCTTAGATACGATACACCGTTTAGTATCAATACTGCGTTCTTCCAAGAGTTTCTTGGTGATAGCAGATTCGGTATCAAAGTAAATTACACCACCTTCTGGATTGTCATTCAAAAAGTTTTGAACGACCGCAAGTGAGAAAAAAGTCTTTCCAGTGGAAGATTCACCTGCAATGGCAGTAATTTTGTTAGACGATACGCCACCACGAATGCTACCGGAAAGGACAGCATTGAGAATATAACAACCACTGTCAGTATACTCTTCGCGATCATCGATTTCAGACGCGACTTGGGCGTATTCACTCTTGATCTCCTTAGCTAGTTCAGTAATAAAGTTCATTTGAGTCTCAAGGTTTTAAGGTATTCTAACACATGTTCACGGATTTCCATCAGTTCATCTAAGCACCCATCATGGTATGCTTCTGATCTGAGTTTGGAATCCGGTTCAATGACAGACTCCACAAAAAGGTTGAGAGCCTGATTGAATTGCTCCCGTTTTTCTGCTGGGAGTGATGCATACTGTTTCATGAGAAGAAGTCCTCTAAGGTGTTGGTCTTTTCGACGCTCCAACCAATACTGTCCATTATAACACGTAATGGCTCAATAAACGACTTATTGAACTGAAGATCGTAATCAATATACTGATTCATGCCGAGTTCTTTTGGAAAGTCTTGGATGAAAGAGATTACGTTTTCATGCATCGGATTAGGAATTTTCAGATAGCAGAACTTGATCTTCTCACCATCTTGAATAAGAGAATACTTATTCGTCAGTTTTTTCTCTCTTATGTAGTGATTGAAAAGGAGAGCACCTCTACAATGAATAGGGGTACCCTTAACATAAATGTCAGAAGAAGATTTGTACTTAGTGATGTCACTGACCGAACGAGGGAAAGCAACCTCTTCAGGATCACAAGCCTTGAATGTCTTTCTACAGTCTTTGATGTACTCCTGAACCTCTTCTTCCTTGCCAGTCATGATGATTTTGAATGCATCTCTCAACATCTTGCGGCAAGGTGCAGGAGTTGATGACTTGATTGCCTCAATACCCATGATTTTAAGTTTGGGTTCGGCATAAGCAACACCCTCACTGTTCCAGACATTGAGGATATATCGTTTCTTGGCAGTCCAGATTCCACGATCAGCGATGTTTTCTCGCTTCATCTGCATCTTCTGGTCATACGCATTCACGTAGTTGGCCAACGTTTCATAAGAACTTTCAATAAACGGCTCCAGTTCCATAGAACACACCTTATCGAGGAACGCAACAACGCCATCATGAGTTTTCTCTCGCCCTTCGTATACACGGTCAACAAGAGGACCCATATTAAGATAGATACTGTCAGTATCTGAGGCAATAACGTAGTCAACATCGTCAGTCTTAAGAATTTTGTTCAAATGTGCATTCATTTTGTTCTCGATCCAGCGAATCGAGACTTGACCAGATAGAGTGATTGCCTCTGCATTGGCAAGTTTGTAGTATCTAAAATACTCATTACCAATGGCACCATAAGCAGAGTTGAGTGAGATCTTCTTAGCCATCTGAATGTTATTACAGCGGGCGATCTCTTTCACAAGTTCTGGATTTTTAGTTTTTTCATACTCTTGCTTTGCAGCAAGCATCTTTTTCTTGTAGATAACACGATCTTGGTACATGCTATCCATCAGTTCTGGAAGGAAACCACGCACGTCCTTACGGTACATAGCACCGTTAGCACAGACTGCATAATCCTTATACATCTCAAAGGTCAGATCTTGATCTAGGATTTTGTCAACAGTAACATTTGGATGGCGTGATTCCTGTAAGGTTTCTGGTGAGATGTTATATTGCATGATAAGATGAGGGTACAGGGAATTAAGATCAAAACTGACCACCCAATCATAAGACCCAGGAACCGGTTCCTTAACATATGCGCCTGCATACTTTTCACTTTTAGATTCGTTTCGTATTTTAGGAGGAATGACGATATCTTTCTTTTTGAGGTAATTGTAGATGATCGCATCCCAAGTGCGAACTTGATAAAACACATCATTGTAGTTTACCTTGGCGTCATAAGCCATGGTCAGACAAAGTTCAATCAACTTCATCTTGTCTTCCAGACGGTCAACAAGTTTCACGTCTATTATATTGTATTCAACGAACTTTTGCCACCCTTTGGTGTAGAAATCCTTAAATGTTTCAAACTCAGAGTGATCTAATTTCTGCTGTCCAAGTTCTACCTGGGCTATGTAGTCCAAGCGATACGATTCTTGTGCCTTGTATGTAAACTTCTTATACAAATCAAGGTAATCCAACTGAGAAACACCACCCACATCATAGGTGAGTTGCTTTCTACCCTTGATAAAGATCTCTCGCTCACTCAACAATCCCCAGGGAGAGAGACGGCGAGCAAGTTTCTCACCCAAGACACGATCAAGTCTACGAGCGATGTACGGGATATCGAACATCTGGATGTTCCAACCAGTGATCACATCAGGAGTATGATCCATCCACCAATGAATGAAATCATACAGCAGATCACGCTCGTTATTGAACTGAATATATCGGACTTTATCTTCTTTTAGTTTGAAAGGACC